GAAACATTAAACGTTAATGTTATAGTAGCCGCTAAGGAAGAATATACTAAACAGCTGGTAACTATTCTACAACCAGAAATGTATGTTATAGCTAAGAATATATTTATAGCATCCCAAAGAAATAATATAAGGAGAAAACTTTCATATTCAAACTTTCAAATAGAACTTAAAAATGTCCCGCGATGGTCTAGTTATACAATAGAGGAATATCTACAAAAAATAAACAGTCGTTATCCATACTTAATGGATTTAATAACTGCTATATTCGTAAGTCATGTTAAAATACTGGCATGTGTTAGAATAAAGGCGGACGATAAATCGATTAAAATAAAAGTTCCAAATCTTAATAACTTTTTACATAAAATAATAATAAATATATCGGAGCAAATCTATTATTACCCAGATACTATAGAGTATAAAGAAAGACTCTTTGGTATTATAAGCACCTCAATAACCGATGCAATATCCAATCAGGTCCCTATAGAATACATTTTAAATGAATATCTATCTGGTGCATTTGACGAGGATACTCCTTTACCTCAAGATAATAACGATAATGTTAATGATATATTACCAGAAAATTCGTTTAATTACGATGACGATTTAGAATCGCACACTTCAATGGATAACGATTTTAAAAGAGAGATACCTATCGGGGAGATTAGTAAATTAATGCCTCAAATGGGTATAAACGACACTGTAAACGACACTGTAAACGACACTGTAAACGACACTCTAAATGACCCAGTAAATGAAGGCGAAAACGAGCGTGTAAAAATTAATAATTCGCAATCTATAGAAGACTCTTCAGATGACGAAGAAGATGAAGATGAAGATGAGGAAGAAGATGAACATGAAGATGTTAAAAAGACGATACACACTTCTCAACCCGCGCTTTTTTAAATAAATTTATAATATAAAAATCTAGTAATTAAAGTATGAATGGATTAAAAAACGTGTTGGAACTTCAAAAAAGACAACAAAATAGATACAATAATCTTAAAAAAGAAATGTTATCAAAACTTACAGAGAAGATTTCTCATTTATCTAAACACGGGGAATTAAAATGTATATACACAGTTCAGGCTTATACATTTGGTTATTCGAGATATGATGTAAAAGAAATGACAAATTATTTATATGTTATATTAGTCAATGAGGGTTTTTGTGTAGTAATTTTAGCGGGTGATAAATTATTTATATCATGGGATATAAATGACATAAATAAAATTAAAGTAGATAAACATAAAAAGAAAGAAGATATGAATGATTTAATTCCATTATTAAATTTAAAATCTATTTAAGAGTTATAAGAATATTATAAAACATGATAATTCTCTCATTTGATATAGGCATTAAAAACTTAGCTTATTGTATGTTAGATTCTGATGATGGAAGTATTTTAGACTGGAATTTAATAGATTGCTCCGGGACAAATGAAACCCTGAGGGTTATAGAAGAATTAGATCAGTTAGAACATCTTAGGGAAGCCGACATAATTCTTCTCGAAAAACAGCCATCATTCAATCCTAAAATGAGAAACATATCTACTGCCATATATGTTTATTTTATACTCAGGATAAATCACGAACAACAAAGAAATGCTAAAATTCAGTTTTATGCTGCGAAATATAAATTGAAATGCTGTGATATTCAAATAGAGCATAAAGCTAAAAGTAAATACACCAGAAATAAAAATTTAGGTATTGTTCACACTCGGCATCTTATTAAGACGCATAACGAGTTTTTTGAAAAGAATAAGAAAAAAGATGACCTGGCAGATTCTTATCTCCAGGGTATGTCTTACATTAAATTTTTTACGAACTCAAAAGTGCAAAACACGCTACAATGGTAAGGTATACTTCTCATTAAATATAAATTGAACCCTCTGTATAATTGAAAAAATGACCGACCGTAGTAATGTTCCCCATTTCTAATAATAACTCTTATAGTATCCAATGGATAAAATATACATGTGGCTACCGTTTTCGATATTGCCGTATTCATGAATGTATTATACGTATTATTATCAGTTTTACTCTTTAGATATTCATACATTGGAATTTGAACCAGGAAATTTAAATTAATAAAATATGTAGGTATAAGACCACAATAGAACTGACTAAATGTCATCTTGGGAACTTCATGTAGTTTACCCGTTTGGGCCTTTTGTCTTATAACCCACAACGGTGTTGTAACAGTGCTCGCCATACAAACAGATATATATGCAGCCCAACTATTAAACATTTTATCACCCGGTGAGAAGGGTTTTTTTATTTTAGCAATTTCGTAAATAGGGAAATATATTCCCCAAAATGCAGGAATTGTAATCATTCCATATCCAAGTCCCTTAAACATGGTGTGTCTATTTAAAATTACAGTCTTATTTATTTGCTTATTAATTCTCATTACGTCTAATGGGTTACATATTATACTAGATACAATACCCGCACATATTCCCGGTGCTATTGTAGTGAATATTGATTCCATTTGTTTTATAATATAAAAAATCCTTATGTATATTTATATTATAAAATATTATCTATGTAATAGATAAACGATGGCGAATGCG